CCAAATGTGGAACTTACAAAACCAATGGGTAAAGAATATTTTGGTGGTGGAATAAAAGAAACATCAGATACTGATATAGATCTTGATAGGGGTATCAAGACTAGAACAAGAACAAAAACAAGAGGTGATGAATCTATATTTTCTGTATCAATGGATCAAACAACAGACGAAGATAGGGAGAAGTTTTTTGCAGAAAACCCACATGCAGCACAATTATTAAATCTCAAGAATCAGGCTGAACTAGATTCTTTAGGTTCTAGTATATCTGCCAGTGCCAAAATGAATGGTGGTGGTTTAGTTCAAGGATTCCAAGGTGGTGGTGGTGTTGGTTTCTTTAAAGGTATGGGTAATATTATGGGTGGTAAAAAATGGAGTGGTGAATCTCGTGCTCAAATAGGAAGATCAGTAAGTAAATCTTCTAATATTACACCACCAACTAAATCACCAAAGGTAACTGTTATTAATCAACCAGGTACAGAGCAAGCAGATGCTTCTCAGGCACAATTACCACCACAAGGTAATCGAGAAATACCTTCATTTGATGCATCAGTGATTAGAAATCCTAAAAAAATGGAAGTATTGGGGATTAGTATATAATGGCAATAAAATCTCAAAAATTTTTACCACAAGGAAAAGATGGGGGATCATTAGCAGTTCGTCCTAAAACTAACTTAGTTCCAATTAAAAAACAAAGTTCTTCTCTTGCAAATATAGGTGGGAAACAAGAAGATCCCATGTTGGTTATAAAGACAAAAGTAATAAAGATTGAGGATATATTAAAGGGAACTCTTGCTGCAGAGAAGAGAGCAGCAGACGAGAAGAGAAAAGCACAAGAACAAGAAGATAGATCTAAACAAGAAAATGAGGTAGAAGCTCCTAAAACTAAAGGAAAGGGAATAAAAATACCAGTTCCAGGTAAAATTAAAAGTTTTTGGGGTAATATACAGAAGTATGTTGGTACAGTTCTTTTTGGGTGGTTAGGATTACAATTATTACCTCTTCTTCCTAAATTGATGCCAATTGTTAAATTTTTGGCAACCACTGCTGATTTTATTATTAACATAGGTGGTAAAATTCTTAATGGTTTAGTAACCTTTATTGATTGGGGATATAAGGCAGTTGAGGCTACTGAAAAATGGATAGGTGATAAATTTGGAGAAGGTGCTGCTGAAAAGTTTAATTCCTTTACGGGATTGTTGACCAAAACTATGAATTTGGTCATAGCTCTTGGAATTGCAGCTGCTGCGATGTCAGGGAGGGGACCAAGAGTTCCTAGAGGTGGTCCAAGAAGAGGAATAAGAAATCGGTTAAGAAGAACTAGAACTAGAATAAGAAGATTTACTAATCCTAATGCTGATGCTATAAAAAGAGCAAAAAGATTAAAAGAACTTGCAAAGAAAAGGAAGGCAGCAGAAAATGCACTTAAACGTCAACGTTTGTTCAGAAGAATAAGACCTACTAACATTAAAAGAGTAGTTCAAAGCACATCTGGAAGGATAATGCAAGGTGCAAGAAATTTGCAACAAACGGGTTCTAATATCTTACAGAAAGTTAGACCTTCTAATTTAAAGCAAGCAGGTTCTAATCTTTTTCAAAGAGTTAGAGGAAGTAAATTTGTACAAGGAGCAATACAGAAAGGTAAGGGAGCTCTAACTTGGGCAGATGATTTTGCTAAAAGTCAAATGAAAAATATAAACAAAGTGATTACAGGTATTAAAGCACAGGGTGCAAAATGGGCTGAACAGATAGGTAAAAATATTAAGAATATGAACCCTATGAAGTTGGGAGAAAAAGTAAAGAAATTATTGCAGGGTCCGATAGATGATATTCTTAAAAAGAATAAAATTATTAGTCAAATTAAAAATCTTAATGTCAAAAATGCAACTAAATCAATTGGTGGATTGATGAAAACTGCCAAAAATAGTGGTGGTTTAAAAACATTAATGAAAGGTCTTGAGAAGGCCAAGGCAGCGAAGATTGGTGGTGTTGACAAAGTTATTGCTGCTATTATGGGACTTATTAATTATGCTGCTTTTGGTGAGTCTCCTATTAATGCTATTCTTCAGGCGATTGGTGGGTTGTTAGGATACACTGCAGGTTTTGCTATTGGTGCTCCGTTTGGTGGTGCTCCTGGATTTATTACTGGTATGGCAGGTGCATTTGTTGGTGAAAATGCAGCGAAACTTCTTATAAAAGGACTTGCACAAACACCATTGGCAAATACACCTGATCCTATTGCTGAAGGATTAGGTTTATCACCAAGAATGCTTGTAAGAGATCCTTTTGGTCAAAGTAAAGAAGAGGAATCAACTGAGAAAGAAAAAACAGAAAAGAAAACAATAACAACAAAAATTCAATCATACTCTGAAAATCCTATCCGTGCATTAGCTTCAGGAGATAGAAGTAGAATAGAACAAGCTTTATATGAATTGAGAATAAAAGCAGGTTTTGGAAAAGGTGGTTATGATTTTGTCGGTAATCCAAAGTATAAGAAAGATGTTGATTTGATTATGGAACATGGATTCCAAGCTGTTATGGTTGATAGAGGGAGGGTGAAACTTCAAGCTAATGCTAATAATATTGTTCCAACAAAAGGAACCTCCAATAAAATAAATGATGTTTCTAGTAGTGCCCCTTATGAAGAAGATACTGGCAAAGAAGTTGTAATTATAAATCCTAAGAATAATTCATCTACGACACCTCCATCTACTGAGGAAGGAAAGGTTATAGCTGTTGAATCTGGTTCAGAATCAGGATCTGATTATACTGCTAGTTTGTATAGGGGTTAAATATAAGTAGGAGGAAATTACTATGGCAGGAGCAGACACAGCAGCAGCAAGAAAAAAAACTCAAGCAATGGCGGCAACTCCAGCTCTTTTGCAGAGAGTAGATGTTTTTTCTAATCAAACCAAGGATAATGTAAGTTTGTTAGGTGGAACTGTTCGTGTATTATATTGGGAAAGTATATTAGCAGATAGTGTAAGAGCATCAGTTACCTTTACGGACGCTGGTAATACCTTAAAATCTACTAAACAAACTAAGAGAGGAAGAAGACCATCAAAAAAGAAAGTGAGTGCTGTTGAAGGATTGCCGATAGAGGGAAGTGAAAAGGTTTATTTAAAATTTACTGATAATAATGGTAATACTTTAGATTTTGGAGAACAAAAAAATAATAGTTTATATGTGAATCAATTAATTCCTTTACCTACAGGAAGTGAAACTACAGATAAATCTTATATGATGGATTTAGCTTCATTAGAATATATTACTAATGAAAAGGGAGGTCAACAAGTTAGAAAGTCTTTTAGTGGACAGATATCAGATCATGTTGAAACGATATTAAAAGATGTAATGAAAACTGAGAAAGATTTAGATATAGAACAAACTAGTAGCACTTTAGATTTTTGTGGTAATAATACAAAACCTTTTTTTACTATAAATGATTTATCAACAAAAGCAGTATCTGCTAATGTAAGTAAGACAGGGGAAACTGCTGGATATTTCTTTTGGGAGACTGCTAATTCATATCATTTTAAATCTATTGATAGTTTAATGGGTCAGGATCATATATTAAGAGTACTCTATAATGAGAGTACAGGAGCTCCTCCTGAACCATATGATACAAAAGCATTAAAGATGGAGACAAATAATAAGGTAAATGTGCAGAAAAAATTTATGATGGGAGCATATTCTAATCGATTTCTTTCTTTTAATCCTTTTAGTTTCGAGTTCAGTAATATACTAAACGAAGCAGAAAAAAATGCGGAAGGTGAGGAAGTTAAACTTTCTGGTGAGGCACTACCTACATTAAATAAGGATTTTTTAAAGGAAGTAGCAGATAGTGAATTTTCTTGGACTTCTTTTCAATTTACAACGGCAGGTCAACTTAATTATGGAAAAATTGAAGAGCAATTGGGTAAGTCAAAACAATTGAATTTTGATACGCAAGCAATCTTTAATCAATCAAAGATGAGATATAATCAATTGTTTGCTGCTGAAATAACGATTGTAATTCCTGGTGATTTCTCCTTACATGCTGGAGATTCAATTTGGATGGATATTCCTCTAACTGACACATCTCAAACTAAGGCATGTGGTGATGATGTGAGTAAACAGGATGGTGGTAAGTATCTTATTACCGATTTATGTCATTATATTACTTCTAGAGAAACTTATACTAAATTAATTTTGATTAGAGATTCCTTTGGTCGAAAAGGAAATCCTTCATCATCTTCAAAATCATCTTCAAATTCATCTTCAAATGCTGAAAAAGTCATGAAAGGCACTTTCCTACCTTTCATCAAATAGTGTATAATAAATACAAACGTAAGGGAGTAATCTTATGACTACTAGAGTTCCAGAACACGATTTAAATCATGAGTCTTATATTGATCCAAAGGATCATAAAGAACATGTTAATCATGGTATGATTGAATATAGTGAGGAAGATTTGAAGATGCACAATGATGCTTTTCATGCTCATGAAGAGAACGAAGAGAATCCTGGTGGTGCCAAGATAAATGATTGGCATACACGACATGAAGATCAGCATTTAGAAGTGTATTGTGATAACCATCCTGATTCATTCGAGTGTAGGGTTTACGATGATTAAATTATGGTAGGAGGTCAATTATTCAATAAAGGCTTTGTAGGTCAAGATTTCTATTGGTGGGTAGGACAAATCGCCGATGATTCTTATTGGCGCGATAATATATTATCTGGAAAATTTGAAAGTGCTGAAAGTATTCCTGGTTGGGGTTATCGATATAAGGTAAGGATTTTTGGTCTTCATGACTTAGGTGAAGAAGTTATTAAGTCTGAGAACTTACCTTGGGCAAATGTAATGTACCCCATTACAGCGGGAGCATATTTACAAAACTCTGGTCAAACCCCAATGATCAGACAAGGTAATATTGTTTTTGGATTTTTCTTAGATGGTACTGCAAGACAACAACCTGTAATTATGGGATGTTTGGGGAATAATTCTCAAACAGATTTGGCAACTACTATTGGTGATAATAGAGTTACAAATACAACTTCAGGAAAGAGTGTAGGTGTTAGTGGATATTCTGTAGGAAATAAAGATTATCCAGGTCAATCTAATCCTACTAAAAATGATGGTAATATGAAGGTTGATAAACCTACTAGTAAGGAGAATGAAAAAGAAAGAGCAAAACCTAGTCCTGGTACAGGATTAAATCAGTATGGATTACCTGCAGATCGTCCGATAACACCAGCACAACAAAAAGATATTGATAGTGCAAGATCTGAAGCTCAAGAAAGAAATTTATCTAAAGAAGATACTGATAAATTAATTAGAAAAAGAGTTAAAGCAGGAGTTTCTGCTAGAGTTAAGGAAGCAAATTCACCTAGAGCAAAGGTAACTGGGCAACCTTTCATGGAAGCTGAAGCTACTATGAGGCAGAGTATTGCTGATATCAAAAGAGATAAAGTTTATTGTGAGAAGAGAGTATTATTAAAACCAGATAATATAGTGGAATCTGCTAATAAAGCAATGCAGACTGATATGGATAATTTAGTTCAGAATCTTGATAAAGCGATGAATGCATTACAAAGTTATACTGATGCAGCATCAATGACTGATGGAATTAGAGATGTTAAGAAGATGATTGCTGATTCTTCTAAGAGACAATCAAAGTATATGAAAATTGTAATGGATAAATGTATGGAATATACTGAGAAGGCATTGAATAAAGAAATGACCAAGGCAGTATCTGCTTTACCTGCGATGGACAGAATGAATTTCTTAGAAGTAAAGGATGGTATATCTCAAAATCTTCTGTCAAGTTATAATGGGATGACAGGTGGGCAAGCAGGATTGATGGAAGGAATTATGAATAAAGTATTGAATATTGATAATTTGATGGATCAATTTGCATCTGCTGCAGCTGATGATACTTCATCTGGGGGTGATGGAGAAAAATTAAAAGGAAAACCTAAAGTTCCGATGTGTACTTCTGAGGATATGATAGCTACTGTTTTATCTGTTAATAAAACTGCTATGCAAGATACGAGTGATAATATTATCAGTGGAGTAGATGGATTTTTAAGGGATGCTTTTTCTAATATGGCAGGATTGAGTGGATCTGCAACTAATATGTTTAATAAATTGGGAAATATTAAAGGAAGTCTTACTTCTGCTCTTAGTTTTGAGAATATTAAAATGAATGTTTTTCCTTTTGAGGAGAAACCAAATGAGGCTGTTTCTGACTTCTATACTTTGTGTAGTGGTGGAGGTGGAGCGGAGCAGACTAGTTTACCAAGTACTAATGCTATCGATAAAGCTTCTATCAAACATATTGGTAAGATTGATGCAATTAATGAATTATATCCAGGTGAAGGTGTTGATGGATTTATGAAACAACAGGGAATTAAGATTGCAGAACAAACAGCATTTAGTGAACCCACTAAGAATACTCCAGATGTTGATTTAACTGGAGGAGGATCTCAGGAGGCTGATATAGCTGAAGCACTTGAGGATAATGCTGCTCAAGAAGCTGAGTTTAATATGTTCTAATAAATAAATGTTATAGAGAACTAATATATGTCTTTCGATCTTTTTGGACCAGCAACTGTATGTGACATCCGAGTCGGTTATATATCAACCGACAGGGGATTTGTTGATCGCGTTGGTATTCACGAAGCAAATCAGTATGCAAAATTAAATCCAGGAACTATTTTTATTTTCAGAAATAGAGAGAAGGTTCAATATTTAAATATCAATCAAGTTAATAGATTACAACCTTCTGATATGTTGCCAGTTAAAAATGCTGGAGAGGGTGGTGCTTGTGGAGGTATTGTTGGATTAAATGGAGAGGGGGATACATCTAAAAGTATAGATCAATCATTAGGAGTTCCACCATCAGATATTGGTGGTAGTAGTCAGTTTATTACATTAAGAAGTGGTGTAAAATTAGATAAAGATTCCACAAGAGTTAACTTCTTTGGTGGTGGGGGAGTAGGAGTTCAAGCTAACCCTATTGTTGGTAGAGATGGATCATTAATGTCTGTGGATGTTGTACATGGAGGATTTGGATATCAATACCCACCTATTGTAGACATAAGTGATGATAGGGGAGTGGGATCGGGTGCTAATGTTCGAGCATTTATTAAAACTGCTGGTGCAGGTAACACAGATTATTTTATTCAAGAATATGATCAAGAAGAAGATTTTGAAGAATATATTTTAGATAAATGTGTTCCTGAATTGAATGATATTCCAGCAGGAAAAAGATTTGGATCTGATGGTACGGAGTTGGGTAATTTTGATCCTTTATTATATCTTGGAAAATCTAAAGATCCTATTGCTCTTCAAATAGAGAAATATCAATCACTTTTAGGATCTTTAAAAGGTGAATCTAGTTTAGATAGAAATACAAATAGGATATTAAAATGGTGGACTACTAGAAAAGAAATTCCACTAAAGGTAGTTTCTCCTGATCAGTCAACTAGAAAAGTATATAATGTCACTCATGGTGCATGGGGTGGGTTTATGGATGATAATGCTGTATCACCAGTTCCACCATCAAATGCGAAGGGAACTGATATGGCAGGGAAGACTTATACATTTGAGTGGGAAGAAGATTTTCCTTGGGAAGGAGAATATAGATTTAGAGTGCAGGCAGATAATGATGCAAGGCTTTATCTTGATAATAAACCTGTTACTGATGTTAGAATAGGTGAAGGTGGTGCTGCAGGTAATGTTTTATCTGCACCTTTAGAACTTAATAAGCATATAAATTCAGGAGTTCATAAGATATCAATATCTCTTTTAAATCATCAGATTAAAGAGAATAAAAAAGTTAAAAGAGATTTACCTGTTTCTAATTCAAATACAACTAATGAGGTTACTTTTAAAGTATCATCTTCAGCAGATAATGCAAATAGAATTACGATGCATGATGTCTTTGAATTTTCTAAAGTTCGTAAAGGACCGCAAATTAGTGAGACAATTACTAAAACTTTAGAATATGGGAGAATTTATACTTTAAATTTAACTGGTAGAAAATTAAAAACAAAGGGAGAACAGGTTCTTGCTATGGAGGACTCTAGTGATAATGACTTTAATGATTTGGAATGTTCTGCTTCTGTTGGAAGATTTTTTGATATAAATGGTAATGATTGTAAATTTATAATTGATCCTCCACCTAAGAAAGCACCTTCTACAACTTCTACAGGTGAGAAAGGAAAGTATGTATTTAATACAGTTGATTGGATTGGTAAAGCAAATAGACCTTTATGGAAAATTAATCCAGGTGCAGGTAGAGATTCTAATTTTATAAATCGATATGGTGTTCTTCCCTTTGATCCTAGTGGTGTTGGTGAGGTAGAAAAAGATAGAACTAAAAAATCTCTTGTTAAGAGTTCTCCACCTACTGTTAAATTTTTAAGACAAGATGGTAAAAACTTTATTCAGGTAGTTGGTGTTGGAAAGGTCAAGGTTTTCTTTGAGATGAACATAGATGATAGACCAGGAATATCTTCTTTGGCTTTGAGTGAAATTAAAATAAAAACAGATGAAAATGACATTATTTTAAAAAGAGATATTAATAGAAGATTTGCAAAAGAAAAAGGATCTGGTGTTTTTACTGGTGGTCAAAAATATTTGGTTAAAACTATTGGAGGTAGTAGAGGTTCTGGATCTAGGATAGGTGCTGATAAAACATCAATTGGTTATGATGATGATTATGATAATGGATTTGATGAAAATGGAAATCTTAGAATTACGGGTGTTACTCAAATCTCATCAGTTGAAACTGTAAATTATAAGGTTAAAGGTCTTCCTGATTATCCAAATGCATCTACAGATGATTTTGCAGGAATTCATGAAATTATTTGGGATAATCTCAACTTCCCTACTGATGGAAATTATGTTATTCAAACAATGGTTGATGATGCTGTAAATCTTACATTTAGTCATCCTGGTAGAGAAGATATTATTATATACAAAAAGGGATTTAGAATTCGTGGAGATGGGTCAACTGGAACTGGTAAATCAATTGACACTCAATATTTTAGACAAGGTTCTTACAGATTAAAGGCAGAACTAGAACAGATACCAGGCAAACCGTTGGCAAAAGGAAATCCGATGGCACTTGCTGTAGATATTAAAGCAGCTTTTGTTATTGATGATATAGAAGTTATTTCTGCTAAATCTTGGAATGAAAATCCGATGGGAGTAGCAATGACAATTGATGCTCCTATGCCAACAGTTCCACAAGAGATACCTGCTCCTCAAGAAGGTAGATGTCCTAATAATCCTATTTGGACTACTAGACATCCTAATGGCAGTCTTAAATGGTATCCTGTTAGAGTGGATTCGTGGGCAAAGTTTATGAATCGATATGCTGTTTCTCCTATTGCTCCATTAGGATTTAAAGGAACAGATGGAAGTGGGATTGTATATAGAAACACTTGGAAAGTTAATCTTCCCTATTCTGGATTTTATGGATTAAGAGGATCGGTAGATAATCAAGGTAGAGTATTAATTGATGGTGAGGAAATTCTTGGTCCTTCATCTAATAAAAGAATTAGTCCATCAACTTCCTTATCACCTAACATAGCAAAGAAATTTTTGCAAGGTGGAGATCATGAGATAACAGTTGAAGTTGAGAATGATAAACAATTTAATTATAGTTTGGTTGATAAAAAGATTTTTAGTACTTCAGATTGGGCAGTCAAACAAACTCAAACACAAAAAACAATTAAGGGAGATACTAGTGTTGAAGTTAATTTTAAAGTAACTACAGATTCTGATTATGGAAATTCTATTTCTATAGAAGGTCTTTTTGATGTGGGAAGAGAATATAAATCACCACAACTTAAAGAAAATATTACTAAGCAAGTAGAAGCAGGAAAGGTTTATAATGTTAAGGTTAATTCTGCTCAAGGAAGAGAACTGCTTAAAACATTAGGAGAAGCAGTCTTAGGAATGGAAGATTTTAAGGATGGTGATTATAATGATTTGATATGTTCTGCTAGTGCTGGAAGATTCTATGGTATTAATGGATCTACATGTAAGTTTACTGTTCCATCATCACAGAAAGTCGAATCAGTATTAGGTGAAGGTCTTGTAAGTGGATCCGCAAAAAATGGAGTTACATATAATGGACCTTCATTATCAACATATGCGAATGGAGAATTTGGTCCATTTATTACTCCTACATGGGAGACGGATGAAGAGTATATTGAGACTCATAATGGTACGACTTGGGTAATGACATGGGATAATGTTGATTTCCCTGAGACAGGAACTTATGATATAAAAGCACAAGCTGATGATGAATTGATTGTTAAACTTGATGGAGTTGAGATTTGTAGAGCAAATGTTGGATCTCGTTATGGAAATAAAGATGATGGAAAAGAATTGAAACCTATTGAATTTCATTCATTTAATGCTCCCAAAGGTAAGAGATCTCTTGAGTTGACTTTAACTAATTTGGATTTTAATGCTCCGTTTAGTGCAAACCCTGCAGTCGCTGCAGTAAAGATCACAAAGAAAATGAATGTAGCAAAAGTTGATCCAAGAACAGGAAAGGCACAAGGTAAAGCATGGACTGTAAATCCTATTGGTGTTTCTGCAGTTCTTATCCCTCCACCTTGCCCTAAGAAAATAACTGGGGTTGGTATTGTTACTTCTGTGGTTGTTTCTGATCCAGGAAATGGATATACTCCTCCTGTTGATCCTGGTGATACCACTCCTTCCTATCCTGTTAATTTAGAACTTAAAGAAATTATTCCTTTAGATGGTGGTGGAATTAATTATGGACCAGGTGATGTTGTTTGTATTAAAAATACTGAAACTGGTCAAGAACAATGTTTTGAACCTAAATTTGGTCCTTTTGGTCAGATACAAGATGTTTTAGTAGAAGGTGAATCATCTTTAGATGGTTATACTAGTTGGCCAGAGATAAACGTTAGATCAGTAGCACCTAAAGTTCCTACTGGTGCTGGTGCTGAATTTGTACCTAGATTTGAAATAGTTAGAGATCCTATTGGTATTCCTGATAAGGATAAATTATTACAGGTAACGGATTTGGTTGGATTAAAACTTACAGGATATTATGAAGGTAAACCTTACTATGGTGCTATCTTCTATAAGGATGGTATTAAATATGCTGGATTCTATGAAACTCCTGGTAAATTAGTTCAAATTTATGATACTCTACAGGAGAGTATTGATGGTGAAATTACCACACCTCCATCAGCAATACTCAGACAGGGAACTGATGTTGCTACTAACAATCCAAAATTGGATATTCCAGGCACTCCCAACAATCTAATATAAAATTATGGCAAAAGCAGGAACCGCAACCAATCAAGTCTTAACTAGACTTCCTAAAAAAACTCAAGATGCTAATGGTGATGGGATTATTAGTCCAGAGGAGATGATGTCTTTTGGTCAGGATCCTAATCCTACCGTTACTGCTAAACAAAACTTTACTGCTGTAAAATATGGTAATGATAAAGGAACTCTTCGTTTTGGACATATTCATAAGAAGGGTGATGTTACAGCAGGTGTTATGCTTGACACTCCTGATGGTCGTCATCAATTCTCCTTAGATATTGATGGGCAGAGAAAGGGATGGACAACATCTACTAGTCCTGGTAATTTTCAAGTTTTAGCAGGGGAAGATAATGAGGAACCTCAAGATACCTTGATTTTAAATGCAGTTAATGGTAATATTTGTATAACTGCTACTAATGGTAAAATTAGATTACAGGGAACTGATATAGAATTAATTGCTGTCGGTGAAGGTGGTGCTAAAGGACACATTAAGTGTACTGCTACAGAAACTTTCACCATACATGAAACCAAGAAGATTATTTTTGATTCTAAAGTGATGACAAAAATCACTTCTACTGGTATTATGAATATATCAGCTAATACTTGTTTAAGGATATATGGTTCCTTAATTAAGGCTGTAACTGACGCATGTTCTGTAAAAGATACAGCCGTAGGTGGTCAAAAATACGGTAAAGAAAATAATCAAGTTTCAACTTCAGCAACATAAGGAGGTTTAAAAAATGGCTTGGGGAATGGATGATTGTATTGTTGGTGGACAAATAAGAATAGGTACTGGATTATGTCCTCCTATTAAAGAAGGGGATTTTAAAATTAATGGAACTGGTTCTGCTCAAGGTCCTTTTGTTATTGGTGACGGTACTAAGATTAAACTTGGTGCTGTAGGAGGAGATCCTGATGATCGTAATGCGTCTGGTAACGCAGGTGCTGCACCAGCAAACTTAATGGTAACTAGATGTTATAATGGTGATAGGGATTGTTTTAGGGCTGCTATAAAGAGAAGTCTTCAGACTGAAGGAAATATTAGAGTTAATGGAGATGATGGAACTCCTTGGGCTTTCAATCTTAATGGTAATCAAGAAATACAAGGTAATGATCAAACTGATAATGCCTTATATGTAACAGGAGGTGGAACTGTTAATAGTTGTTATATTGAAGGAGATTTATTTGTTACTGGTGATATAGATGGGGGTAATAAAGGAAGACTTGCTGCAAGATTCGCTGCTGCAGATGCGTCACCAAAACCATTTGATATGCAACACCCTACTAAAGGGGAAGGAAATCGTCTTCGTTATGCATGTATTGAGGGACCAGAAGTTGGAGTTTACTTTAGGGGTAGATTGAGAAGAGGAAAGGAGATATTCTTACCAAACTATTGGAAAGGATTAGTTCACATTCAAAGTATAACTGTTCAACTTCAACCAATAGGTGCTCATCAAGATATTATTATCAAGAGATGGGATGATGAAAAGATATATCTTCAAGCTAATGGAGGTATGCCAATAGATTGTTTCTACCACGTATATGCAGAGAGGAAAGATTGCAATCCGTTGGTTGTTGAATATCAAGGTGATGGATGGGAAGATTATCCAGACAAAGATTATAAAGATCCTAACTTTAGTGGTCCTCCAAATATTGTTACTGTATGAGGAAATTACTTTATGTTGAGGATGGATTTTTAGATCCTCCTCTGTGCCAATCTTTTATAGATCTATTTGATAAAGAAGATAGTTTTGTTGAGAGAGTAACTCATTCAAATCCAAATGAAAGTTTAACTGCCAACCCAGAGATACCAAAGTTTAAGTTTGATCAGAACTATGGCGCAAAATATCTTGGTGGTAACGTAGATCCTATTCATCTTACTGAATCAAAGGATGAACTTTTTAGTAGTGTTATTAATGATGTAACTGCAAGATGTAAAACGTTTGATGATAATATAAAATTACAATATGTGGGAGTGGTTAGATGGCCAATAGGGACATTTATGAAACCCCATATTGATGATAATAATGTGCATGAACCAGATGTATTTGCAGCGATGCTTTATCTGAATAATGATTTTACTGGTGGTTCTACTTGCTTTGAAGATATAGAAATCAAACCAGAACCAGGTAAGTTAATTATATTCTCCAATTCTCAACACCTTCATTATGTGAGTGAGGTAGGAACAGCAGAAAGATTTGTGTTATCTTTCTGGTATGCTCGACCAGCATCTTGACAAGGTATCCCATCTACCTTATACTGATGGGATATGCAGGACACTCTATGGAAGAAGAATATTTAACTCGGTGTGTGGTTGATACATCGAGAAGAACAGTTTACATTTACTCCAATGAAGGAGATAAAAAAACTGTGGAGTGTGATACTCCTGAAGAGTTTATGAGTGTATTGAATTACGTTCGTGAACATGCCCCTGTTGACACATTATCTTACGTTGATCCTACTTAATCATGTTTTATTTTATTGGTTTGCTTTTAATTGTCACCATTTGTTTATTTGTTTACTATTTGGGTCTCTATAATCCACATTAATCGATAAATAAGGCGGAGGAAAATAGATAAGAAAATGAAATACCTAATACATACACGCTACTGCTGGTATGACAGTGAAGACGGTGAGAAACTTGTCTTTATGTATTTCATACAGAATGTCCCATTCACTTTTGATGAGTTGCCAGAAATTGCCAAGGAAGATCTGGAAATAGTGACATTAGCAGATCAAGAGAGAAGATGGAAAATTGAAGACCTATATAAGGCATATTCATATTTGATGGAAGAGGAATGTAACCCTTTGGTGTTTGAGTTGGAATTAGAAAACCCTGAACTAGTACCTATCGATTAATGCCTAATATCAGACTGTGGCACTCAAGAGAGATGAAGCAATGG